TGATTTGCCATCACGCGGCTTTGAACTCATTGATTTTGCCGAACGAATCATCCCAGGCGGCTTTATGCCGTGGCAAAAATGGCTGGCTGAGCACTCGCTCAAGGTAAAGCCGGATGGCCGTTACTACCATCCAATATCGGTGGCTACGGTCGCAAGGCAAAATGGCAAAAGTACCTACATGATGGCTCGAATCTTGATGGGCTTGTTTCATTGGCGCGAAAGCTTGCAAGTCTCCACAGCTCACCGGCTGGTGACATCGCTGGAGCAATTTCGGGCAATTGTGCAAATTATTGAAAGCAATGACGATTTGGCTAAACGAGTCAAACGCATCCGATGGCAACATGGAGCCGAAGAAATCGAAACGCTGGAAGGATCGCGGTTTATTATCAAAGCTGGTGGGTCAGCTGCTCGCGGCTTGAGCAAACCGGAAAGCATTCACATGGATGAAATACGAGAGCTGCACGATATGGAGACATTTGCCGCAATGCGATATACATTGATGGCCGCCAAAAATCCACAGGTCAATTGCTTTTCAACGGCCGGTGATTCACACAGCATTGTGCTCAATCAATTGCGCGAGCGCGGATTAGCAGCTGCCGCCGGAGCAGCCGACAATGTAGGATATTTTGAATGGTCAGCGCCTACCGATGAGATTTCATTGGAAAATGCAGCTTTTGCCAATCCCGGCCTCAATATAACAATCCATCCGGACAATATCCGATCTGTGTTTAATGATCCTGCCGATGTTGTACAAACTGAGGTTTTAAATCGTTGGGTTCAAACAATCTCCAGCGTTATTGGTGCGAAAGAATGGCAAGCCTGTGGCGATGAAACAATTGACCTTTATATTGACAAGCTGACATGGATGGCAATTGATATTTCACCGGACAGAAGAAATGCAGCATTAGTGGGAGCACAAAAGCTTGGATCAGAAAGCTTTGTTATAAAGCTGCTGCATACATGGGAAAACACCATTCAGCTTGATGATCGGGCCATTGCAAATGATGCGGCCGCTTACTGTCGCAAGTATCCGATTGAGTATTTGCTTTATAGCCGGCGAACAACCGGCGCAATTGCCGCGCGCATGGTTCCAGCTGGTATTCCAATCCATGACATGGATTCGGCCTACCCACAAGCTTGTGATGAGCTTTTGGGCGCGATTAACAGCGGCAGACTTAAACACCGAAATCAATCAACGCTGACCGAGCAAATGCTTTCGGCTGTGCGATTGCGTAAAGGCGATGGCGGTTGGGTTATTGGAAGGCGTGCCAGCGGCACCGCTGTGGCCGCTGCCGTAGCAGCAGCACTCTGCACACATTTTGCGACACGCCCAGAAACCGAAATAGACATTTTAGTGGGTTGATGCTTGACATTTTGAGAAAATGGGTGCATGGGATTATTTGACCGCAATCGCACCATTGAAACAGTCGCGCCATTGCGTGGTGCTGATGTAGCTGCACAAATTGGGCCAGCTCCAACACTCGATGCGTTTTATCCATTTGGCGGCGCGGATTATCTCGCAAGCCGCGAAGAAGCAATGAGTGTGCCAGCAATTGCACGCGCACGAAACATGATCTGTAATTCTATCGCCACAATTCCATTAATTACACGCGATAAAGAAACAGGCACAATTATTGACCAGCCAATTGTGATTGATGAGCCAGATCGCAGAGTGCCGGGATCGGTTTCATGGGTATGGGCGTGCGAGGATTTACTATTCACAGGATTTAGTTATTTTCAGGTTCAATCACTTTTTGCCGACACATTTAGAGTGCGCGAAATGTGGAGAGTTGCACCTAATCGCGTTGGCACATTCTTAAACGATACTGGAACGGAAATTCTTTATTACACAGTTGATGGCAAGCAAGTGCCGGAAAGAGGCGTTGGCAGTTTAATTGTGTTTTACGGAAATGATGAAGGCCTCCTTAACAGAGCCGGCCGCACTATCCGGGCCGGTGCGGAACTCGAGCGTGCGGCGGCAATGTATGCGCGCGAACCTGTGCCATCAATGGTTTTAAAATCTAACGGAACGGCATTGCCAGCTGATCGCATTGCAAAATTGCTTGATGCATGGGGCGCAGCTCGCAGAAATCGCGGCACAGCTTTTCTTAATGCTGACATCACAATGGAAACTGTTGGCTTTACACCCGAACAAATCGGTCTTAATGCCGCACGCGAAATTATTGCAACAGAATTAGCCAGAGCCGTTGGCATCCCGGCTTACTTTATTGACGCGCCGACTGGATCATCCATGACATATCAAAACGCCCAAACGGCGCGCCAAACCTTGCTTGATTTTTCACTTTTGCCACTTATGAACAGCATTACCAGCAGGCTTTCAATGCCAGATTTTACGCCATCAACACAGCGCGTGGAATTTGATTTGAAGGCATACCTACGCGGCTCAGAAAAAGAGCGTGCAGAAATTTATAAGATTTTATTTGACATTGGAGCAATCACTACCGATGAAATTAGACAGATGGAGGATATGATCTCATGAAGCTAACAACACCGATGCAAATTACGGCAGCTGATTCAGATGCACGCACAATCACCGGCCGAATCGTTGCATTTAATGAGCACGCAAATGCATCAACAGGCAAGGTTGTTTTTGCCCGTGGCTCAATCGCTGTCAATGATGTGTTTCTTAACCTTGAGCATGACAATACTCGCAGGATTGGGAAAAGTATCGCCATGAATGTAAATGACAAGGAAATGACGGCTACTTTTAAAATCGCTAACACAACAGCCGGCAATGATGCACTTGTTGAAGCAATGGATGGATTGCGCGATGGATTTAGCATTGAACTGGCCGTTGATAATTATGAAATGCAAAAGGATGGCACTATGAAGGTGCTCAATGGACAGCTCACAGCTGTCGCTTTGGTTACTGAACCGGCTGTGCGATCTGCACGCGTTTCAGAAGTAGCCGCATCAGAAGATTCTGAAACTGAAACAGTTGCAGAAATAACAAACCCAAATGAAGGAGACAAAGTGGATAACACTACCGAAAACACCGCTCCTGCCGTTGAACCGGTAGAGGCTCCAGCTGAGGCTGTGCAGGCATCGTCACGACCTGCCTATTACACAGCTCCACGATCACCGATTGTAAATAAGGTTTCATACCTTGAGCACTACCTAAAGGCAACAATTCTGCATGATGAGGATTCACGCCAGTACATCAAGGCAGCAGATAACACAACATCAACAGCACCGGGTATGGTGCCAACACCACAAAGCACACAAGTTGTTAATGCATTGGCAAACGCCGATCGCGGAATGATTGATGCGCTAAGCCGTGAAACATTAGTTGGCGAAGGAATGACATTTGAAATTCCACGCGTTACAGCTGTGCCTACTGTTGCAAACATTGCAGAAAATGGAGCAATTGCAGAATCATCACTTTCAGCAACATTTTTGAGCGTACCTGTTCAAAGCTTCAAAGGTCGCGCAATTTCAACTGTGGAACTCATTGACCGTAGCCGGCCTGAGTACCTAACCGCGCTTTTGCAAAATCTTGAATTCGCTTATGCAAAAGTAACTGATGAATTTGCTGTTGGCACAATTGCTGGTGCAGGTCAGCAAACAGGTGTCAATGCAAACACATCAACAGGTTTCTTGGCTTACACATCACAAGCTGCCGGTGCTGTTTATTCATCATCACTCGGATTTGCTCGCAACATCGTTGTTTCTCCTGGACAATGGACAAATATCATGGGTTACAACGACAATGGCGCACCGCTTTACAATGCAGCGCAACCTAGCAATGCGGCAGGATCAGTCCGAGGCGATAGCTTGCGCGGTGTAGTTTCACCGGGCCTTAACCTCTTTGTTTCTCGCTCAATTGGTAACGCTGGAGCAACAACATCAACCGGAGATTTCTCAATGGCTGTTATTAATCCAGATGCATGGACATGGTATGAGTCACCACGCTTTACATTGCGCACAGCAATTCAAAGCGATGGAACCATTGACATTCTTTACTACGGCTATGCAGCAATTGCTCCAAAGATTCCATTTGGCGCATGTTGGAACCAGACCTGAGCCGAATAACAACTAATCATCGGTAGCGGTCGCTCCCGAACGCTAACGATACGAAAGGAACCGAGATGCCAGCAATAGTCACAGCTTCACAGCTTAGGTCAATTCTTGGTGTCTCGGTTTCCTTGTATAGTGATGCACAATTGGATTCTTTTATAGATTCCGCTGAACAAACAATTTTGCCTTTGCTGACCCAATACCAATCATCGGTGACATTTGCCAATGTAAGTGATTCCGTCATTTATTTCACCACAATGCGGCCAAATTACTTTGTGCCGGGGCAATCTGTTGTTGTAACCGGGGCCGGAATATATAACGCAACATATACAGTCACCGATGATCGGATTGAACCTTACACATTTACAGCTGCCACAGCGGCAGCAGACCGCACATATCCATTGCCATTTATTCCAGCGGCAACAGCGACATTAAGCGGATCATCAGCGGCGCAGCTTTACGCAAACACACCGCCCATTGAAAACGCAATTTTGGTCGTTTCGGTTGAGATATTTCAGAGCATTACAGCTCCCGGCAACCAAATCATGTCAGATACATTCCAGCCGCAGCCATTCATTTTAGGCCGCAGTCTTACAAACAGAGTCGTTGGCCTTTTAGGCCCATTTTTGGATGTCGAGGCAATGTGTCAATGACAATTGAAGCCGACATCCGCACACCATTGCAAACCGCGCTTTCAACTATTGCGGCGAATGTGTATAACGGCATCCCAGAAACCATGACAAGTCCAAGCATTGTTTTAGTACCGGGAACACCGTATTTGGAAAGCGTGTTAATCAATGGCGCAACAACAAAAGTCAAAATAAACATGACTGTCACGGGTGTTGTTGCTTATATGAACAATGCGGCAGCTTTAGACAATCTTGAGCAATTGATGATTGACATCATCAGCACAATGCCCGATGGATATGAAGTCGGCGATGTAAATCAACCACAATCATTGGAAGTCGGTGCAGGTAAATACCTGATTGCCGATTTACAAGTAAGCACCTATTACACCAACTAAGGAGAAATCATGCCAACAACAATCGTCACCGGCAGAGACATCACTTTCACCATTGCTGGTGATAACTACGATGCACAGGCCACATCTGCAATTTTAACTATTGATTCAACAATCAATACATATCAAACTCTGGACGGCAAGGCGTATTACACCACGGATTCGCAAGGCACATTTGCCGTTGAAATGCTTGCCGACTGGCCAGCTGGTGGATCACTTTGCAACGCATTATGGACAGCGGCAGACACCGCACCAAATACACCATTGAGCGTTGTTTTCACAGCTGCATCAGGATCGGTTTTCAATTTTGATGTTCAGCCAGTATTTCCATCAGCTGGTGGAACAGCACCAGATGCACAAACTGTTTCATTGTCATTTACCTGTGTGACCACACCTACACTCTAGAAAGGAAATCGGGAGCATGAAACTACCAATCACAATTGAGTTCGTTACGGGGGAAAGCGCGATTTATACCGCGCTTCCGCCGGAATGGATGAAATGGGAACAAAAAACTGGAAACACCATTCAACAAGTTGCTGAGAAATTGGGAATTGCTGATTTGATGTTTTTGGCGTATCACGCAATGAAGCGCGAGGCAGCCGGCAAAACTGTCAAACCTTTTGAAGTATGGTGCGAAACTGTAACTGACATCAGTATGGGAGAAACCGAAAACCCAAAAGCTACGAGCCGGGAACAATAAACCGGATCATTTGGGAATTGGCCATTGCAACTGGATTGTCACGATCAGAGTTTCAAACAGCGGAAGACATTTTAACTGTATATGAGATAATGAGGAGTCGAAATGGCGAATAAATCTACCAGAGACACCGGCACTTTTTCATTTACGGTTGAACCTTTAGAATTGAGAAATTTATTCAGGCTTTTGTCTGCATTGCCAAAAGAAGTGCAGGATCAAGTCAGAACCGAAGCCGGCTCTATGTCAAAAAGACTAGCCGGGCAAATTATGCAATTTGGCCTTGTAGCTCCAACACCACAAGCAAAATTGGTCATGGAGTCAATTACAACACCACGCGACCGGCTTATCCGGGTTGATATTGGCGGCACAAAGCGCGTTGGCCGTAAATATGGCGGCAAAACAAGCAAAAGCGGCAAGCGCACAAATCAATCACAAGCTGCCGCTGGAACGCTTTTGTGGGGATCAGAATATGGCTCCCATCCCGGTATTGATAGAGCAGGCCGGAGATATACAAACAGATTTAAGGCCGTGGCAAACCCAAGCGGTTATTGGATAACACCAGCTGTGGATTTCTACACGCCGGTTGTGGCTAAAGAATATATTGCAATGGTTCAAACACTTATTAGAGCGAACGGACTCGATTAATGGCAAAAATTCCAAAAGTCACAGTAACCTTTGATGCTGATTTAGATTCGTTAAAAAAAGGCGTTAAAGGAGCAACATCCGAGGTTGATTCATTTGGCAGCAAGGTTGGAGATTTTAGCAAAAAAGCTGCTTTGGCATTTGCTGCCGTTGCCGCTGCCGCCGGAGCAATGGCAATCAAAATTGGCGTGGATGCGGTCAAAGCTGCCAGCGATTTAAGCGAGACAATTTCAAAAGTTAATGTGTTATTTGGTGATACAGCCAAAGACATTGAAAAATTTGCAGATGGTGCGGCAGCATCATTGGGACAAACAAAACAACAAGCTTTGGATGCAGCGGCTACATTTGCCACATTTGGTCGAGCTGCCGGACTTAGCGGCAAGGATTTATCCGGTTTTTCAACCGGTTTTGTTCAATTAGCTTCTGATCTTGCTTCATTTAATAACACATCACCAGAGCAGGCAATCAATGCAATCGGTTCAGCATTACGCGGTGAAGCTGAGCCATTGCGCGCGTATGGCGTTTTGCTTGATGATGCATCATTGCGGCAAGCGGCTTTGGAATTGGGAATTGTTAGCACGACCAAAAATGCATTAACACCACAGCAAAAGGTTTTGGCAGCTCAAGCTCTGATTTATCAACAAACGGCAGCAGCTCAAGGCGATTTTGAGCGCACAAGCGATGGTTTAGCAAACCGCACAAGAATTCTCACGGCTCAATTAGAAAATGCCAAAGTCACTATTGGCCAAGCTCTTTTGCCTGTTGTTTTGCAATTGGCTACTTTGTTTTCAGACAAAGTCATCCCAATTGTGCAACAAGTTGCGGATGCTTTTGGCTCAAAAGCCGATGGCATGGGTGGCACATTAAGCACTTTGGCAAATTCAATTAAAAGCTTTGTGCAACCTATTTTTGAAGGTTTCAAATCAGCTTTTGACAAAATCAAAGCAACAGTTATTGAAAACAAAGATGAATTCCAAGCTTTTTTTGATGTGGTTAGAGCCGCAGCACCAATCATTGGCAATGTGATTGGCAAAGCTTTTAGCATAATTGGAGACATTGCAAGCGTTGTTTTAAATGTTTTTGCAAATGTTGTTGGAGCTTTAAAAGGCTTAATTAACACCGCAATTGATCTTGCCAACATTGCAATTCGAGCGGCTAACATCATCAAACCGGGTGAAGATATAAAACCGATTTCAAAAATTGGCACAGGCGGCGCAAGCGGTGGTTTTGCTATTGGTGGTGCGCCGGGTGCAATTTCAGGCGGCGGTGGCAGCGGCGGAGGAGGTTCGACCGGTGGCGGCGGTGGCACGATAGGCGGTGGCACGATAGGCGGTGGCACGATAGGCGGTGGCACCGGCGGAGGAGGTTCGACCGGTGGCGGCGGTGGTGGCTCAATCAGTAGCACAATCACAAAAATTGCAAATGACACAAAAAAAGTAATCACAGATGTTGCTGGTGCATTTGATGTTTTTGGTGCCAATACCACATCGCTTGCTGGAATTATGGCAGCTTCAAATCAACCGTTTGCATTTGGCACATCCGGTGTTAATACAAACACATTAGCCGGGATTTTGGCAGCTTCCACTAAACCGAGTGTTACTGTCAATTTTAATGGAATTACAACCGATCCAGAAGGCACAGCACGCGTTCTTGTTGATACGCTGAACAATTCTTATTATCGCGGCACAGGCGGCGCAACGAGCCTGCAAATAGCATGACACTTTATAATCCTGTATGGCGTGTGACAATTGGTGGTGTCCAATATCAAACCGCCATTTTAGCCAATCTTACAATCACAAGCGGTCGCACGAACATTTATGAACAAGCTCAGGCAGGTTATACAAACCTTGAATTGATTAATCTCGATCATTCAAATGTGCTTATTCAAATTAATGATTCTCTCACCATAGAATTGCAAGATTCAACAGCCACATTTGTTCCAATTTTTGGCGGTTCCGTTGTTGATGTAGGCATTGCCGTGGCTGAGGTTGGCAGCGTTGATTATGCACAACGGATTAATATCATCGCATTGGGCGCATTGGCTAGATTGCCAAAGGCACTCACCGAAGGCGTTTTGAGTGATGATTTTGATGGCAATCAGATTTACACAATTTTAAAAGAGGTTTTATTTCTATCATGGCAAGAAGTGCCACAAGCTTTGACATGGGCCACTTATGATCCAACGACTCAATGGCAGGATGCCGAAAATAGCGGATTGGGTGAAATTGATCAACCCGGCAATTATGAGCTTGAAAATCGCAGTTCCGATATCACCGATGTTTATTCATTGGTTTCAGCTTTGGCCACATCCGGCTTGGGTTATATCTACGAAAATGCACAAGGCCAAATTAGCTATGCCGATTCAACACACCGCACAACCTATTTGGCCACTAACGGTTATGTGGATTTAACGGCCAATCAAGCTTTAGCATCGGGTTTGAGCATCCAATCGCGTGCCGGAGATGTCCGAAATACCATTACGCTTAGATATGGCAACAATTCAGCTTTAGAAGTTAGCGCGGTTGATTCTGCATCGGTTGGCCTATATGGCCAGCTGGCACAAATTTTCACCACCACAATAAAGCACGCAGCGGATGCTCAGGATCAGGCCGATTTTTATTTAGCACTCAGAGCTTATCCACGGTTCAATCTTAGCAACATCACTTTCGAGCTGACCAATCCTGAACTGGACAATGCCGACCGCGATGATTTGATTAATGTGTTTATGGGCATGCCAGTCAATCTTTCTGATTTGCCATTAAACATGAATTCCGGCGATTTTTTGGGTTTTGTCGAAGGCTGGACATTCTCGGCCAGATACAATCAGGTAAGCGTTTCGTTGATCTTGTCACCGATTGCGTTTTCATTGCAAGCTATGCAATGGAACGATGTGCCGGTGGTGGAGCAATGGCAAACAATCAATCCAACTCTGGATTGGATTAATGCCACAATTGTGGCGTAAGGAGAAAACATGAGCAATCCAACGAGCAATTTTGGATGGCAGATGCCAACGGCCACAGATTTGGTCACGGATTTGCCAGCCGATTTTGAGGTATTTGGTCAGGCCGTAGATACAACATTGGTTGATCTCAAAGGCGGCACAACAGGCCAGATTCTTGCAAAAAATACAAACACCGACATGGATTTTGTATGGATCACAAATGATGTGGGTGACATTACAGCCGTCACTGCTGGCACGGGCATTTCAGGCGGTGGCACATCAGGTGCGGTTACAATCACAAACTCAATGGCCACAGAAATCACGGCAAAAGGCGATTTAATTGCTGGCACAGGTTCAGCAACTTTCGACAACCTGCCCGTGGGAACAAACGGGCAAACACTTGTGGCGGATAGTACCGCTTCTACTGGATTAAAATGGGCTACTGCTAGTGCTGGAGCATTGACTTTAATAAGCACTACAAATGCAAGTGCAACTGCAACCAGTGTGACTTTATCAAATTGTTTCTCATCGACTTATCGCAATTATCTTGTTCTTATGGATGGTGCTCAGACAACAAACACAGGTGATATTTCATTTCAAATGCGGGCAGGTGGTACAACTCAGACAACAAATTACTATAATGCACGCATAGCGTATGGCACTGGTGGAACGGTTACGGCGTCTGCAAATGTGAATGTATCGGCTGCGCCACTTGCAACAGGCTCTAGTAATAAGTTTACAATCGAGTGTTTATGGATGAATCCTTATGTCGGAAAAGTTGAATGGCTTAGCAGATTTTGGACAAGAAATGGTGATGTCGGCGGGAGCAATCAAGGCTTCATTGATACAACAACATCATATGATTCAATGGTAATTTCTTGGGGCGGTAATTACACAGGCACAATTTCAGTTTATGGATATGGAGTTTAATATGAAAAGAATGGAAATCGATTGCATAACTGGAGAAGTATTAGAAATTGATTTAACTGCTGATGAAATCAAGGCTTATGAGCAAAGAATAGCCAATGATGCTAAAGCGGTTGCAGATGCAGAGGCTAAGGTAATTGCTGATGCTGAAGCAAAATCCGCACTATTAGCCAAATTAGGCATAACTGCCGATGAAGCAAAGTTACTGCTTTCATAGTGGAACACTTGACTAAGATGATTTATGTCTAGTTTTCCACAAGGCACATTGCCTCGTTTGATTCAGGTTGCGCTTGCCGAGGTCGGCACAGCTGAAACTGGAAACAACGAGACAAAGTATGGCAAATACATGAAAGCCGACAAGCTGCCATGGTGTGGGTCATTTCTTAATTGGTGTGCGGATCAAGCTGGTGTGAAAGTGCCAAATGTGGTCAGTACAAAAGCCGGAGCTGAGACATTCAAGAAAAACAAGCAATGGCATGACACGCCAAAGATTGGTGATTTTGTTTTTTTTGATTTTATCATTGATGACAAAACTACAATTAATCATGTGGGCTTAGTAATCCGGGCATCAGAGAAACAGATTGTGACCATTGAAGGCAACACCAGCGGCGGTGGAGATCAACGCAATGGTGGTGAAGTCATGGTCAAATCCAGAGCTTTGGGAGCACGCTCATTTGTAGTCGGTTACGGCCGGCCACAATATGAGCCATTTTCCGGTGATTTACCGGATAGACCAAAAGGAGGAAAATAAATGGATCAAGCAAAATCAATGCTGGCATCATGGGCGCGCAGCTCAATTGCTGGTGCATTGGCAGTATGGATGAGCGGCAATCAAAATCCAAAAGATTTGGCATTGGGATTGGTGGCTGGCCTTGTGCCGGTATTAGCTCGATGGGCTAATCCTAACGATAAGGCATTTGGTAACAAGAAATGAGTGTGGGCGAATGGACGGCGGTTGGTGGCCTTGTTATTGCGGTGCTAACTGCCGTGTATTCGTCAATGCGATTCATGGTGAAATCAATCATGCGCGAGCTTTCACCGAATGGGGGCAATTCACTCAAGGATCAAGTGAGCAGGATAGAAGCAAGGCTGGATCAATTGATGCTCGAGATAGCAATTAAGAAGTAGCGACACGCCGTAATTTGAGCGCGATTGTTGAAAATGTCAGATAAGCCTGTCACTCTCTATTTCGGGAGCTGAGACACGGCTCCCAGAAACGGGAGCAAAAAAATGACAACAAGTGAAATTGGGCTATTTGTGCTCATGGCAATTGCCTGCATTTTGTGGGCCATTTGCAGTTATGCAGTCGGGTACAAAGAAGGCCACAAACAAGGTTATCAACGCGGCAAGGCCGTTGGCCGTCACATCTCAGCTCAGGCGGTCAAATAATGGCGTTCATGGACTCATACGAAGGCAACAAACAGCGCACGGATCGTTGGATTGCCACATATCCGCAAGGTAGGCTGGAAACGCTTATTGTTGAATTTAATGCTGAAAAAGGATATGTTCTGGTACAAGCTAAGGCATACAGGAATCAGCTAGAAACAGAGCCGGCTGGTGTGGATTATGCACACGGCTATTTGGCAGCTTATCCGGAAAAAATGCGGCGGTGGATGATTGAAGATACCTGCACATCAGCTTTGATGCGTGTGATGGCTTTGGTGTTGGGAGGCACGGAAAAAGCTACACAAGAAGTCATGGCACAGGTCAATGACAAGGCACCAAAGGCAATGGATTATGACTATTGGAGCACCAAATTTGGCGATGTCCCAAGCTATCAAACGCGAGAAGAAGCCGAACAAGCTGAGCCAATTGCATGGGAGATACCAGAGCCAAAAGCTATTGTGCCGGATAGCGCACCGAGCTGCTCACACGGATCAATGCGATGGAATCAAAGCAAACCGGATGCACCCAAATCATGGGCCGGATACTTTTGCAGCGAAAAAATCAAAGAAAAACAATGCAAACCTCAATGGTATGTATTGACCAGCGATGGCACATTTAAGCCGCAGGTGTGATGATGAAAAAATATCAATTAATTAAACTGTTGATTGCAATTGAAGTTATTTTGCTGGCCGTCATGATGTGGTGGGTGTTTAAATGAGCGATTATATGGAAATCATCAACCCACAGACACGCACAGCTAAGCTGATGTATCAAGGCAAAATCGTTGAAGAATACAAAATTGAGCAATGCGATAAATGCTCAAAGCTGATGAAATTTGACAAATTTGGTTATCAAAAAGGCTATGGCGGCGAAAATGTCATTTGGTTTTGTGGAGGCTGCCGATGATAAATCGTGTTGAAGAAGTACAATGCATGATTGCAGCAATTCAACATTGCCACGACCGCAATGCAGACCATCCAACGCGCTTTCAAAAAAACCTTTCATGGTTTGAATATGTAGCGCAAATGGCTGAATCAATGGCAGCTGAATTGGTGGTTGCAAAGCGGTTGGGATATGAGTATCAACCTGGCATCACATGGGATAAATCAAAGGCTGATGTAGGCGAACACATTGAAGTTAAATGGTCAGCTAATCCAACATCCAATTTGTGGATT